GCGATATTTACTTGAACAACATTCAGAATGTCATCCCTGATATCTTTCTTCCGAAACAGAATCGGCTGAACATTTCGGGTGTACCAGTACAAAAATTCTTCTTGCAACATATTTTTGACATGATAAACCAGAGCAGAGTTAAGTTCCTCCTTAACGTTCTCCTCTGTGATATCATCAAACGATGCATATATATCCAGCCGCCCAAACATGTCATTGCGGATTACTGGCGATTTGTTCAGATTAGTTTCAGTGTCCAAAACTTCACCCCGCAAAATAAAAAGAGACTGCTGATATCAAAACATCAACAGTCTCTGTAAGACTCTCTAACGGTTATACCGTCAGGCTACCATCACTTATTAGATTTGTTCTCGTTATAGGATACTCTCCTGATAACCTCGACAACAACCCAATTACCATGCTCTTGCTTTACGATAGCCTCTTTATGGCCTTTCACAATCGTAACAATTGCCTCTTTGACTTCATCCGGCATAACTCATCATACCTCATTCAATTTTTACGGATTTTCACCGCCCTGCTTCCTTCCAATCCACAACACGATATCCGACCATCGTTAAGAAAATTCGTGTCAGCAGTCGTGCGATCTAATCAACAAAAAGGAGGGAAAACATGCCATAAGAACACCTTATTTTTCACCTTAGAGTATATCAAATATTATGTCTACTGTCAAGTGTTTTTACTTGACACTTTAAAATCTCCGCTTGATTATTGTGGCAACGTTCGTCCGGTCACTCATCTGCCAGTCCACAAACATTGCGAGGCAGTCCGGGACATCATCGTGCTTATTGCGTCCCATCATCGAGTAGGTGGTGAGTTGGGTCATCGCCTCTCGGTATTCCCTGTTCTTGTCGTAGTAACTCTCGTCTTTAAACAAAACGTGTTCTTTTACCAGTGCGCTGTTCGTTTGTATCCTGGTTTCTTTGTTGCTCTGCGTCCACCGTGTCTGAATACTGGTCATACCACCCAATTCCTTTACACGTTTCTCGACATTCTGAGCAAATATAGTGCCGCCTCTATTGCTCTCAATCCTGCACTGCTTTACTTTCCTATCAACCAAAAGCTGGGCAATCCGCTCTTGAACCACCTCGACTTTGCCGTTGTCGCAGATAATAGCATCCAGATAAAAATCTGTGCCATACTGATAGAACACCGGGCAGACGCAGTAGTCTGCACCCTGTTCTTTCGTGTCGCAGATCGCAAGGATAGCATCAGGATCTTTATCCGGCAATTCAAAATATCGCCTGAGTTCTTCGGGAGCGTAGAGTTGACCTTCCCTCTCTATCGGTTGCTGTTGGTAGATCGCCTCCCATGACGGCTGATCCATCATGTCTCTTGTCTTAATCAAGTCTTCAGTAGAGTACCCCAACCCATACGGATAATTGAAACGGCTTTCATCGTTCTCATCCAACACTGGTTCCCGAATGAACATTGCACCGGGATCGTCTGCGTAATACTCCTCCAGTCTCCCAATAGGATCAACCAACGACCAACGAGTTCCGATAACCAGGCGTTTGACTCTGTCTCCGATAGCCCTCTGGAAGAAGTCGGTGTAGACCGTCTGCCAAAGCTTGTCTAATCGTTCTCGGCTCATGGCAGTCTCGATACCATCGACCGGATCATCGAGGTACAGCCAGTTAGATGCTCTTACACGACCCGCAAGCTGACTTCCAAGGCTGCCTCCACACTGGAGTGTCTTGAATCGCATGTCATCAGCACGGTCATAACCAATGCCTATCATCAGATCCTTTGCGTTCGTGTTAATGACCGACAGACCGGGGAAGACATCCGACCACCGATACTCGCCAACAGGGTCGAAAATCCGTAGCATCTCTCCGTACACCCCAGTCAGGAATGAGTTATTGTGTGAACCAATCAGGTTACCCAGAAACGGATTCCGTCCGCATGTCCAAGCCAAACCAAACTCAGCCAGCGTGGTCTTCCCTACGCCAGGAGCCAGTGAGATTGCCAGTGTGTGCAGTTTTCCCTCTTCCAACATCTGAATACCATCAGCGCACCTCTTCAACTGCTTTCGCCTCGGCAAATAAAACTGCTTGTTCACCGGACGGTCTTTCTCGATGTAAATGCAAAACGAATCAAAGAAATGCGGTGCATCGAAAAGATGAGTCCGATAATACAGTGATTGCATGTTCTCCGCATCCACTCCCGATCTCAGGAGGCGGTTAGCTTCCCCTCTCACCTCTTTGTTCAAGTCGTGTGCCAGTCGGAAGTTCCCCTCATCGTAAACCGTGGTCGGCTTCTCCCTCCGTCCAGTCCCCTCAACCACCATCGAATCAACCAGTTCCAATTCTCTGCAAGCATCAAACGCATCCGAAAGCGCAGCCGGATCGCTCAATCCAACCAACTTTCTAATCAACTTCTCATACTCAGCCATGCTCATCACCTCGGTTTATTATACACTGTGCGCAGAAAGGTGTAAAGTTATTTTACTTGACAGTCACGTTCCAAAATGAAAGTCTTGGATATATGGAAACAGTCCAGACTGAGTCTGCCAATCGGGGTAATCGTCTGGAGTTACCATATCATGCCGGAGAGCATTGCTTATTATCCATCGATAACCATAGGCATTGAAATACATTCTCCCACGATACTCGAAAAAGTTACCTAACATGCTTAACTGCTTTTTGAGATACTTGTTATATAGCCACTTCACCATCTCATTCGGGTCAGAAATTCCGTTGTCGGTCATCGTATCCTTTACATACTGTGGGAAATCGTCACTGGTGTAGTGAACCGGGTTTTCCTTAAGCCATTTTTCCCACGCCGCCTCCATCATTTGCAATTCGTGATCTCTTCTAATTGCAAAATCAATCTGCTTCTGTGATTTGTTAACACCAGTCACATGATAAATCGCCCCAAACATTTCTCCAATCGTGTACTTCTCCCATAACCGCAGAATTTCCAGGTTGAGTTCATCTTGCCGATCCATAGTCTGCTCCTTTCAAAAATAAATGCGCTCGGAAAGCAGTGGCAGATACTTCCCGAACGCATTATGTATCCGAATGTGTTCACTCGGTTTACATCATTATCATTCAAGCTGCCACACTTGTAAGTGTTATCTTATCTGCTTTTGAATCCGTGTACAAGCGTCAAATTTTCCTTGCCTGTTCCAATGTTCCAGTTCCAGTGCGTTTTCCGTAAGTTATCTAAATACGTTTTTTTATTAAAAATTCTTATATGATTTTTATGTTTAGATAAAGATAGTATATTTTACCCTTATATTGGAACATAATATTGTAGATACCAATAAAATAAGGGATTTAGGGGTGTTCCAATAAGCGTTCCAATACCGTTCCAATAGCCGTTCCAATGCATTTTTGGCTCCTATTGGAACACCTCTTCGGGTGGTCAGTGTCGGCAGCCGTTCCAGTTCGACCGTTCCAATGGAACATCCCAGACCCCCGACTGGAACACCCAACCACCCCCTCCTCACCCATCCGACCTCGTCAGAGGTCTTTTTTGTTTTTCGGGGATTTTTACGAGTCGTGACCCCTTTTTCGGGTTGCGGATAGTTTTGGACGTAACCCCGCCCGCAGTTAGCCTCCTCTAACACCCCTCAGGTGTCAAGTGTATACACTTGTCAGGCAAAAATAATGCATAATCACGGCATGAATTGAATAATTATCACTGAAAAGTTGCGCTTTTGTAGTAGAAACACGCAATTTTTGAGGATTGAAAGCGTATATTTGCATAAACTGATGAATAGACCAGGCGGATCGTGCGCTATCCATTACTTTTTGTCATGGATGTATGAGAAATTTTAATGACCGTGTCTGCCGGCAGGGGTTACACCTGTAGCCTGTAATTCATCAGGCAAAATACAGGGTTTTGAAAATGACCACGCCAGGGATCAGAGCCGGAGGAGATGAGGCGATGACCTAATGACCTAGGACACGATCCGAACCAATGCAAACCGATCCGAGGAGATGACCGCAACAGGTAACCACAGGTCACCAGAGGTCACACAGGGTCACAAATGGTCACAGGAGGTCACAGAAGCTGCGGAGGTATTGCGGTGGGTGCTGATGGTCTGGTTGATGATGTGGACACGCTGAGAGGCTCACAGAGGCCACAGACGGACGCAGACGGGGCGAGGGTGGGCGGTTCCCTACCTTATAATGAGAAACCCACGCAGAGCCACGGGACAGGCCCAGAGAAAGCCCAGGCTGACGGCCTCCGCAGACGATCCGCAGACCCGCCGAAAAAAATTTCGAGAAAATCAAAAAAAGGTGTTGACATGAGTCCCCTCATGTGGTATATTGGTCACAGATGAGGGGACTCACGAGTCCCAAAGCCACACGGACAGGCCCACAGAGGCCGGAAAGGACAGAGAATCATGAAGACCAGCTACACCGTGAACAGCGTCAAGGCAGCATGGAGCAAAGCCAACGAAATCATCCCATGCGACTATATGCACGACAGCGACCGCAGCCGCCGGGCCGGATACGATATCTACTTCAGCACGAACGACAGCATCATCGCATGGATTAGCGACCTGGGCAACCGCCTCGAGGTCAATCTCCCGAACGGTGAGAGCGTGAATGTATGGATCGAGGAAGAGGAAGAGACCGCAGAGGTCGAGGCCGAAGAGGCTGTGGAGATCGCTCCGGCAGATGCTGCGTGTGTATGGGATGAGGACGGCAACACGGTCGAGGCAGAGGCAGAAGCCCGGAAGATGATCGAGGCCACGAGGACAGCGGCAAGAATGACTGTGAACGCTCTCCACACTCCCGAAGTGTGCCAGCGTGTGAGCATTGCAATTGATGGGGAGTACGGCAGCGAGGACGAAAAGCGAGTGTATGAGGCAATCCGAAAGAATCACACCTCTATTCTGCTCGATATTCTGACCAGATACGCAGAGACGCACGGCATCAAATGGGGCAGCATATGGGGATGTACGGCAGACCACTACAACCACGGGGACAGGGCAGTCGGGCACTATATCGTATCTGGGTATATCTCCGGCAGTATCGGGCACGAGATCGACTTTCTCGCAAAGTGTGCCGAGGTTCTGAGCGAGAGCGCAGAGCAGCACAAGTAATCGAGCCGCAGCCACGGCAATCAGAACACAACAACCGCTGTCCTATCGGCGAGGCGGGGAGAAAGGGAAAACAATGAAAAACAACGGTCTCTATAATGATAAGGTTCTCGCAAAGTTCTCCGATGCCCTCAGAGAAGCGACAGAGGAAGTAAAAACCGGGGCTGTCTCCCGTGTTTCGATCAGCAACGCTAATAGCAAGATGGGAAACGTGGCGAGCGTTTCGATTCTCCCGTTCCTGTCGTGCCCTGGTCGCTGTGCTGGTTCCTGTGGCGTGAAATGCTACGCTGCAAAGCTGGCGAATCTACGGCCATCTGTGCTGAAAAGCTACGCCAGAAACCAGGCTCTCGCAATGTACCGCCCCGACCTCTATTGGGCACAAGTGAACGTTGCTGTCATGTCTGTGCGGTATTTCCGCTTTCATGTCTCCGGAGATATTCTGAACCGTGATTATTTCGACCACGTTGTAGAGGTTGCCAGAAGCAACCAGAAAACCGAGATTCTCATGTTTACGAAACGCTATGAGATCGTCAATAAGTGGATCGCCGACAACGGGGAACTCCCCGAAAACCTCCACATTCTGTTTTCGGGCTGGGAGAACCTCAAACCCGTGAACCCGCACAAGCTGCCGGAGACAAACGTTTTCAAGTCTGAGGACGAAATCAGAGACGAGTGGAAACTCTGCGGCGGGAATTGTTTCAACTGCGCTTGCCGTGGCGTTGGTTGCTGGCAAGCTGGCAAGGGCGAGACAGTCGCTTTCAAGTTGCATTAATCCCCTCTCACTTGAGCATAGTTCGAGCGCATGAGCGGCGGCTCGTGCGTTCGGGAGGTTGCTCAAGCGACCACACACAAAATGAGAGGAGCAGATAACAATGACACACCCCTACAACAAGCATGATTTCATTCTCGACAGAGACCTAACTCCAGCGGAACGCCTGGAGCCTCAGCGGGTCGCTCTGCGCTACGCTCGGCAGCGTCTCGAACAGTTCGAGCGCATCCTCGACAACGCAAGCGACAGACTCACAGAGAGCGACCTCTTGACCATCTGCGAGGCAGTCGACAACGCCCTCGCCGCAGCAGAAAACGCCTGTTTCCTCGGTGTTTCCGGCTATCATCCGCAGCCCGTCCACGCTGTGGGATGGGGTGCAGAGCATAGAGACCCGGCCCAGGTGGACACGCTCCACAGCTACGACCACGCCCTCCCGCTGTTGCTCGACTTTGCAGAGGACTACGCCGACACGCTGACAGAGGCAGAGCGGGACACGCTCGAATGTGCAGATGATTACGAAGGGCGGCGGTATACCGTCATCAATGGGGAGACCGTGGTCACCTCTGACGATGCGTCCGGGGATGTCTTCAGCGTTTGCACGGTGTCCGAGTTCGTGCGGCAGTCTGTCGCCTACCTCGCCGAGCAGAAAGAAAGCGAGGGCTGATAGATGAAGCGGCTCGAACTGATGTTCACGTTCACCGAGACGGAAGAGGCAGCACGGGCAGAGGTGGAGCGGCGAAACCGTGAAGCCTCCCCCTACTGTCGGAAGAGATACCCGGCCCACTTCACGCCCTGGCAGAGTCCCAGCCCTACCGACCCGGCCCACTTTATCGTGTGGTTTCGTAGGTGAGGAGGTGCGGATCGTGAAACAACGCCTTTCTGCTTTCCTGTCA